ATTAAAAAATTTGAGTGCCACATTCCATCGGTGTCTTGTGGCGTTCCACTTGTTGTCGTTCTTTTTGGATTGTCAATATGCAATACATCATTACCAATAACAAATAATATTTTATCAATTTTAAAAGAACTTGTTTTGTCAAGTATTCCATTTACGCCGTTTAAAACTCTATTAACCGCAATTTGATTATTGTAACTTTCGCCAACTTCAAACGCACTACATAATTTACCTATATGTATATCTGCTGGGTCAATAACCAATAAATTAGCGTCTTTTAATGGTTCTCTTTTGTAAGTATTGTATTTTGGGGAGTAATTTTGTAAATCGGTTATTAATGATTTTTGTAATTGTTCGTAGTTTAATTGTTCAGGCGTTTTAAAAAAGGGATTTGTTACTCTAACGCTTTCTGTTTTAGTTTTTAACCATAACATTGGAGAAATATCAGCTTTTACACCTACATTTTCACAAGCCGTTAAAATACCTTTGTTTTGTCTTATACTTAAAAGTTGTGATTCTTTTTCGGGATTAAGTCTATATTTTTTACTTGGGTTTAAATTTAATCCTAATAAAATGGCTATATCATCTTGTATATTAAACCTTTTACTCATAATAAAAATTTTAAGTTTTATCAAAGATAGTAAAAATATTATTTAGAATAAGTATAAATTAGCTTTTGGTATTGTTAGTATTAAAAATATTAGTAATTTAGCAAAAGAAATTACAGCCGTTGAGGTTGTTGTTGCTAACGTGATGCAGCTACACGCAGTTTGTCAAGTTTATTAACTAAAAAACAAGACATAAATATGATACAAAAAAAATGGAAATCAACAAGATAAAGATAAGCACCTACTGGACAAATTGAGTGTAGGTGCTGTTAGCGGTAGTAGTTTAGTGTAGTAATTTAAAACAAAAAAAAATATGATATACAAAGACACAATAGGTATAATGGCGATTAAGATTTTTCGCTTATACAAAGACAAAACATTAACAGATAAACAGCTTCGTAAAATGACAAAAGATTTGTTGTTAGAGTATGAAAGCGAAAAATTGAATGATAAAAGTAAGGTGATTGAAAAATTACGGAAGGAAGCAGAAGATTTACGAACCATTAAACGTTTGCTTCGTGGGTAGGCAAACTATTACTGCTAACTGTTGTATAAGCGAAATATACCTACTTAAACTCTTATAAATTATGGAATCAACCCTTGACAATAGTTATTTTATAAATTATTCAAACTATTTTAAAGTAGATAATAAAACTTTTGCTTTCCGTAAAATGGTTTTATTTGATGTTAGCAACAATCCAACTAAGTTAGATTTAAAAGATAACAACGGCTCTAAAGGTTATTGGATAAATAGAGAGTGGTATAGCTTGTCAAAAATCAAAGATTTAATCATAAAATCAGAAATTAAAATTGATGTAAGTGGATTGCAATGGTACGAGCAATTACATTTAGACTATGTTTTTAATTTAGAATGATTATAAATAACGGTTAATGTTTGGTGGTTAGAAAATATTATTTATATTTATAGTGCTTTGATAAATTATAAAACCGCAACCACCAACACGTTGCAAAAATTTTAAAATGTTAAACCCTCTTTAATTAGAGGGTTTTTTATTTAAAAAAGTTTGGTAGTTAAAATATATTGTTTATATTTGTAATGCTAAAACTAATTATGAAAAATTTTTGTAGCAAACCAATTAATAATTATTCCAGTAATTATTAATTTTAATAAAATTAAAACCTGTTCTGCAAAGGATGGGTTTTTATTTGCTATATCTTACTTAACTGAAAGTGCATACCATCTTTTCGAGTACAAGCTCCACCCCAATCAAAACCAACATCAGTAAAGCATTTTACAAAACCAGCACTTAATTTAGGTGTTACGTTTAAACCATTTTCAAAAGCATTAACATCGATAGCTATGCCCCAAGCGTGTAATGAAATATACTTAACCGCTTCTTCTATTTTTCCAGCTTTTATTAAAGAGGCATATTTTCTTTCAAACCCTCTTTTAATTCTAACGTTAAAACAACCATCCCAAGTCTTTAATTCGTTTACAAAACCTCTTTGAATTAAGTTTGTAAAGGCTTGTGTTAATGGTTGTATCATTGCTCGGTTACAATAAATTCTTTTTGGGATTACGCCTATTTCTAAGTTAGCTGGAACATCCCACATTACCATATACTTACCCTCGTCGTGTGTTGTTAATGGGTCGCCCCACTTATCAAAACATTGTTTACTTGTTACCATTATTTATGCGATTTTTTATATTGTTCAAATTGTTTTTTCAGTTCCTCGTGGTCTTTTTCTAATTTTTTATATTTTTCCTTTAATTCTGTATTCTCTTTAATTAAAAATTGTGATTTTTCTGTTTCAACTGCCAACTTAAGAAATAAATCATCAACTTTAGCTTCTAAATCTTGATACCTTTTATTGTCTTGTTTTAATTCTTTAATGATATTTTTAGCCTCTGATAAATCTGTTTTTAAATCAGTATTAACGTCTTTATATACATTTATCGTTTCTTTTAATAATTCAATTTCTTTTAAACCTTGTTCGGCTTCTTTAATTTCGTTATCAATATCCCCCGACCTTAATTGTTGTTTTTGAAAAAATCTATCTTTTACCAACCACATTAAAAGCGCACCTATTGCGCTATAAATTAAATTGCCAAAACTAAATAAATCGTCAATATTATATCCAAAAATCATTTTCTATTCTTTAAATAAGCATTAATAGTATCTAATACAAATAACAATAAACAAAATTTAAATAGATAAAAATCTATAAATTTTATATTGGGAATAAATAAAGCTAAAAAAGCACCTAAAGAAAAACCTATCCAAGATAAATTGCTATCTGAATTACTTGTTGGCTCTTCAAAAAACATATATCTTAATCCTTCATACCCATGACCTGCGCCATACCCTAAAGCACTTAAAAACAACCCTAAAATTATTTTTTGATAATTAGGCATACTTATATCTGTAAAACTAATTAACCAATAGGCTAAAGTAAAAAAGCCTATTACGTGCATTGCATTTCTTAATTGAATGTATATTTTTAATAAATTTGGTTTCATAAACTTTCAACTTTTCTAATTCGCATTGTATTTCTGTCAGCAACTAATAAAGCACCGTTAAACATCGATAATCCTTGAGGACTGTTAAAACGTGCTGATGTTCGTGTAAATCCAGCAGTTCCATCTCTAAAATCTCCGATACCGCTACCAATGTGAATACTTACATTAAAGTTTGTATCTATTCGTTTTATTTGATGAAACAAACTATCGCAAACGAATAAGTTACCAAAGAAATCGATAACTATTCCGTTAACATCGCCAAAACCTAAAGCGTAATTTGTTACTATTCCGTTTGGAGTAACTTTCTTAACCTTATCTAAATCCGTAACATATAAGTTACCTAAACTATCAAAAACCAAGTCTTTAGGCTGATTAAAACCAGTAGCAAATATTGATACCTGACCGCTTTGTGTTACTTTTAAAATGTTTCTACGACCAGTATTAGCTACGTAAATATCGCCATTTAAAGCCACTACTAAACCACAAGCATCTCTTAAATCGATTTGCGTTGCTAAGATAGTACTTGCAATTCCTTGTTGCGTTATTTTTCTTATTCTATTATTATCAATAACATAAATATTATCATTAGCATCAGTAGCTATTGCAGTCAAATTTTGATAACGTGGATTTACACCATCGACGTACTCTCGTATATAAGATATACCTTGAAGAATAGCCACACCACTAAAAGGAGAAGTATTACCGTTTGGCTCTACTTTACGAATTACTGGAAAATCATCAATAACGTAGCAGTTACCTTTTGAATCGGTTGCTATTGATTGAGGGAATTTAAAAGTAGATTGACTTCCTATTCCGTTGTTGTATCCGTTATTTAACTCGTAAATATTCGGATTTGTTGTTCCTGAAAGTGTTGTTGCTCGTATCATATATTATTTATTTGTTCTTTAATTTGATTAATTTGTTCCTCTAAATTTTGAACTGTTTGTATAAGCTGTTCTTTTGTAGGTGTTTCAATAATAGGATTTTCACTAACTAAAACTAAATCAAAAGTTTCATAAGTCAAATCTTTAGGAATACTTTTTAAATCAGTAGTTTCTACTGTTTGGTTGTTTAAGGTGTATCTATATGCTATCATATTGTTCGTGGTGTTGTATAAATTTGTTGAACTAATGAATAATCTACATAAGCATTTCTGCTTGTTGTTCCTACTGTTTTAACGTGTGCTACTCTTGGGGTAATAATAGTTACTATATTTGTTGTATGAGTAGCAACCAAAACATTATCAATATAAAACTGTACGCTACTTGCATTTGCATTAACAACTATTTTTAAAACGTACCATTGTGAAGCTACTACTGGAATAGTAGTAATAGTTGATGTAATAGTTGAATTTCTTGTAATGCACTTCCAATTAGGACTTGCAGTACCATAAGTCCCCACCCCTTCATCGTATATAAAAAATATTCCATTTGTATTACCAAAAGCAGCATTAGTTGTTGCTCCAAAAATAGAGTAAAATCTTTCTGATGAAGTTGAAAGCGTTTCGATGTTTACAAAAAATTGCAAAGTATATATTCCATTACCTAAATAGTGCGAAGTGCTGTTATTGTCCCCTAATCTTTTTTGCGCCAATCCAGTAGATGTTGTTCCAGTTGCAAATCTTAAAACACCTTGCTGGTTTGTTCTATTAGGGTAATTATTTACTGTTACTATTGATGAACCTGCACCACTTGACTCTCCACCCCACATAACAGATGTAGTAGGCACTCCATTACCTAAAAAATCCTCAAATAAATAAAAACCTTCTTTAGTTTGAAAGTCAAATAAATTTCTTTGTTTTAACTCTAAAGCATCGAAAACACCATTAGAGCTAACTGGGTTTGCGCTTCCGTTTGTTGGTGTTGCGTCAACATCGGGTATATCATCCGTAATTGCTAAATCATAAGTTCCCGCTGGTTTGTTGTTTTGAACTTGAAAAACAGCATCGCCACTTCCCGAAGTTTTGAAAGGGATTTTAATTGTATTTTGACCAAATTCAGATAAAGCACTTAAATTTTTACCGTTAATTAAGTCCGATGTATCATTAACGATTTTTGTTCCTGCTGATATAGATGTGTCTATTTGATTTCCTTTTGCTACGTGTGAAAATTGACCTGTATTAGTTATTAAATCCACTACAAATTCATCATCATTAAATCCAAAAGCATAATCATTAGTACCTACCGTTTCTACATAAATACGCCCTAATTCCATTGTGTCTTGCAATGTTTGAGAACCACCACCGCCGCTACCACCTGTAACGTTAATAACAGGGTTTAAGGGGTCTGTGTTGTTTATTGATACGTTTGTTCCAGCCACAACGCTTTCTAACTTACCTTCGTAAAGTTCAGTAAAGTTTGCATTTGCTTTTTGTTGCGAAACTCTTAATGTATCGCCTGTTCCATCATTAGCCGTTGTCCCAACGTTTATTACTTGTTGTGCCATTTTTATCTTTTTTCTTTAAATAGATTTCTAATTTCCGAAGCAGTTGTCCATTCGGTTGTCGCTTTTTTCGTTTTTCCATTCGTCAGTATTACCTGTTATATCAAAATTTAAACTTCCGCCATAAGTAGGCATTGGATTTACTATATTTTCATAGTACCAATTATATTCAGTAGGTCTAACTCTTATGAGCCATCTATTTAAACGCTCAACATACATTTCAACTTTTACTTTTTGGCTATCTATTAAGTGTTTTACTTCCGAAAATTCAACAGGCGTTCCGTTTTGTGGCGTGTGTTTAAAAATACCACCGTTAGCAACTTGAAAACTACCAATAGTTAAATATTCTACTGCACTTTGATGTATTAGTATAGGTTTTACAAATTGCTCGTATAAAGTACGATAAATACCCGACAAAGTATTGCTATCATAGTCAGATTCTATTTTTTCATACAAAGTATCGCCTAAAAGTTCACGTATTTTTGACCTTTGAGCATCTAAAATACAGAATTTATATCTATCAACATCAATATTACCCCCTAAAGGCGTTGCATTTGTTAGTTCCGAGTATGTAATTAAATATATATCTGCCATAATTATTTAGAATATGCGCCACCATTTGGCATATCATTTGGTTTTACTGTCGATAAAGGCTCTCCACTTGTAGGTATTTCTGTATTTATACCTGCTTTTTTAAGGTCTGAAACAAGTTTTTTTGCCCTTTCAACTGTTATATATTGATTGTTTTTCTTTAAATATACCTTTCTTTGCCAAAAATGCTTACAATTAACAGAACCTTTATACTTCAATATGTCGTATGTATCAGCACCATTAATGCCAAATCCAGCGTTTACAGCTTTCTGACTCGCTAATTCTATATCCTCTTTTCTGTAAACCCTACCTGCTTTCATCATTTTAGCACAAAATTCTCTTTGTGGGTTTAAATCCCCAGCGTATTCAAAGCGCACTTTAAAATATTCGTTATCTATTGAACTAGGTGCTAATGGTAAATTATCTATAACACTAGCTAAATTTATAGCTGTTTCGCTTAATTGTACTGAATTTTCACAATAAACCTCGCAATCTATCTCCTCCCAATCATCAGTCATAACTTCTCCTAATTCAATTAACCAATCTGCTACTATTGGGTCGTTACTTTTATCTTCTTTTGATAAAGTAACTTCTGTAACATTTGGAGTAATTAAAGGAATAAAATCTAAATCTAATCCTAATCCAGCATCAGTAAAAACCTCCATTAAATTGTCTAAAATTATTTCTTGTTTAGGTTGTATAGTATAGGTCATTAATTTATCAAACGCCTCTTCCATTTCGTTAGCATTATTTCCTAATCCCATATCTGTTTTAATACCAAATAAAATAGGACTAACAACCTTATGAGAAATAAGTAATTTTTGAGTGCTTTCTGAACTTAAGAAATTATATTGTTCGTGTATGTTTGCTACTTCTATACTTTCAATAGTAATTCCTGTTTCTTTATTTTCATTCCAGTTTATAAAAGTATTACCTGCATTACTTGAACCTTGACCATCTCTTTTAAATGCTTTCTTAACATCGTTTCTAACTTCTTGACTTGAAGGAGCACCCTGATTCATATTTATAATATGACCTAAACTTAATCCGTTTTTAATATGATTAATGCAAAAGTTAGCAATCTCTTCCTCCAATTCAGCATAAGGTAATCCAGCCATATAATCGGGGTCTGTAAAATAGCTACGCCCTAATTGATACGATGATATAATTTTTATATAGCTTCCGTTCTTTTTACCACTTTTCCAAGCGCTAATAGGAATAGGTGAATATTTTCTTGGCTGATTAAAGTCTTGTGAATACCAATAAGTATCAATATTACCATCATCATTCATTTTATTAGGTAATATTTGATTTTTAGCAACGTGTTTAATCTTTACAAGTACATTGTTTTCATATACGCATTCCATTGATGCTTCTGTAAATGTTGCGTAATCTTGACAAATATTTCTTAAGTCTTTTTTAGATATTTTTTGTAAAATTTGAGCAAATTGAATA